AAACACGAGCGATAAAGTCAACACTTTCAGCAAAGATTATTCGACATTTTTATGGGGTTGTGGAAAACTCCCCAAAAATCAGAGGTCGGAGCTGTCATCACGCTGCCGATTGATAAGCTCATTGACTGCGAACAAAGCATAGGCATCAGCGTAGTATATGCTCGATTGGCGACGAGCGGTGGCCTTTCGCGGAGATATCAGCGAAGCGATCCTCCAGACCAGCCGGTCGCGCCGGCAAGCATGAGCTAGCCGAGACTTAGCTATCATGAGGAGCTCCTCGTCACTTTTATCTTTCAAGCCTTGCCAGCCACGAGCGACCAGAACGCGGCCGACATTTTCAGTTTTTCTAAACAGCGACATAATCCTCCTCATAACATTCGTCAAAGCCAGAGTAGCCGTAGTATTCGTTATAAGCCGTCATTGCATCTTCATCGATTAGGCCACCGCAGCATTCGCAGACGTGAAATGGAAACTCGACATCGTGATTGACTGCACGAGCCGGCGACATCAGCAGAAACTCGCACAGACATTCATGAGGCGGATTGACCGCCACTGGGGCGGGAGTCGGCAGATCTAAATTTACAACATTAATCTTTGTCATTTTTGTCCTCGATTCTTAAATAACCAATCAGGCGAACTTTACCAGGGCCATTGTAGTCATGGATTTCCATACAGTCGGTCGGGTGAAAATCCTCCGGAAGCCGATAGACACCGGCGTAATTTCCGGCCGAGCGGCCAAGCCCCACGAATCTCATCGGCTGCGGTCGCTGCACTGGCAAGGTGACCACGAAGCGGTCGCCCTCGGCGAGGGGGCGGACTACGCCATTAAACGCGTCCGCCACAACGATATTGTTCGTCACTAAAGCTCCTCTCCCAGCAAGCGGCGCTCAAGAGCGTCAGTCACTGTTCTGATATCCTGGATTTTTTCAGCCACGTCCTCTTCCCAGGTTTCCTCGGCTTCACTTTTAATGGTCTCCAGAAGCTCGTCATTGACGAGAGATTGTAGTTTTTCGTACAACTCTTTGCTGGTTAGGTTTGTGAGTTCGTAGGAGGATAACATTTTTGGTAGTCCTTTCGTTTAATTGATTGTACTTTTATATTAGCAAACACGAGCGATAAAGTCAACACTTTCAGCAAAGATTATTCGACATTTTTATGGGGTTGTGGAAAACTTGAGGTGGCCGTGGATCTCCTCCCAGGTTTTGAAAACTCGGCCGCAGGCCGAACACCAGTAAACGGAATCTCCCGTCTTTTTTGTGCGGCGGCGCTGGGTCAGCCGGTGTTTTTCGCCGTTAGCGGTTTTGACAGTGAAAATGTGAGCGTAGCAATCGATGGTCGATTCCTGGTGGTATTCGATGAAGTACATGGTGATGTAGCCGCACCGGCCGCCAGAAGCGCCATCATCAGGATTCAGCTCCTCCGGCTCTTCATCTTGCCGTTTGGCACGAGCGCGCCAGTACCACGACATGTCAACGCCGCGGCTTTCCATCTCATGAGCGCGAGCGTCAGTATCAGCGCGGCTCACTCGATGGCCTCCAGCTCCTGCTTGAGCAGCCAAGCGAACATACGTTCGGGGCTTTTGACGGTTGGATCAAGAGCCATCGACTGCAAGTAGAGAAGTTTCTGTGTGCCGAGTTTCAAAACGGCGTTGCAGTAAAACGGCAAATATCGCCGATCACAGAACACTCGTTCGTTTAATGACATCACGAAAGACCTCGCGTCAGAATTGGTGATGCCCCTGCGAGATTTAGATTTTTTTGATTTCCCCTCACTGTAAACAGTAATTTTAGCTTGTTTGTTTTTATTGTCAAGCCCTTTTTTTATGTGCAGTTCCGACAAGGTAGCGCA